CCTAATAAGCCCGTTGAACAGCAACGAGTATATGCTAAGGCGGGAAACGCAAATAATCAATATTGGACTCCTTTTAAGGAGACAGCAAGCAATCTGATCAGAATTGTCGAAAAAAAACCCGGAGTAACATTTACAGAAATAATGCAGGATTTGGCGCATCATTACAGCACTGATTCTACGGCACGTTCTTGTTTGCTGAAATGGATACGCGAAGGCGTAATTTCTGAAGTAAGACTTATCAGGGATGGGAAAAAATATAGGGTTTATTTGCGGGAGGATTTATGAAAATCTACATAATAACACACGTGCATTCCGGCTTTGGAATCGAACGGAATTACAGTGTCGCATTCGCGCTTAAGCATTGGCTCGAGAAAACTTATCCAGAACATGAGTTTTGGATTCCAAATCTTGAGGTGCCGATGGATACGCCGGAGGATAAGGCAATTCGGATCTGCAATGAGAAATTGCGGGCTGCCGATGCGGCTTGGATTTTTGCGTATGAAAATCTTTCTATTAATATGATGCGAGAATCTTATCGTGCAAAATTTAGAATTTCCATCAACTTCCGCAGTCAGTCAGTCGTAATTAATTGTGAACGGAAGCAGTATCCGAAAGAAATCCGGGAGCTTATAGATCAAATCAGAATTATAGAGGCGGAGGCATGAAAGATGGATGAATTATATTATACCATTATCATATTAACATGTTTTTATACCATTGTTTTTTTCGTAATTTATGCGATTAAAAGCTTTGTGGATGTTTTTAAAATCCGGAAGGAGAAAAAATAATGAATCTCCGCAATCAATTCGACGATAAATTCGAAGTGTATGCGAATCAAACGGCGAAGCTTATGAGCGTGCTGCAAATAATACCGGGTATTCAATTCGCTATATTCGGAAAATTGTGGAGGGGAAATGACGCTGCCTATCAACCAGATAATCTGCGGCGATTGCATTGATATCATGAAGGAATTCCCAGACAACAGCGTGGATTTGGTTGTGACCGATCCACCGTATGGAATTGGCATTTGCAATTCTCTTGTTTTTGGCGGCGCCGGTATTTGCAAAAATAATAATTATAAAATAAGAAATTGGGATAATAAACCATTGCAATCGTATCAATTTAATGAGATTGCGAGAATTAGTAGAAATCAAATACTTTTTGGAGCAAATTATTATTCAAATATTTTACCGCAATCTAATTTGTGGATTGTTTGGGACAAACAAACTGGAAAAAATAATTTTGCTGATGCAGAATTGATTTATACTTCGTTTGATGGTGCCATTCGTATATTTCGGTATGTGTGGCGGGGATTGTTCCAGGAAAAAATGGGAAAACATAAGGAAGAACGAGTACATCCAACGCAAAAACCCTTGCCTCTCATGAAATGGATTATTAATAAATTTAGCGATCCCGATGATATAATTCTGGATCCATTTTGCGGCTCGGGTACAACATGTGTTGCCGCCAAAATGCTTGGCCGCCGATATATCGGGATTGATTTCGTACAGGATTATTGCGACATTGCACAACAACGGCTCGATGGTGTAAATCTCGATTTATTCATAGATATTTTCACCTCGAAATGAAGAAATGCCCCTTTTAGGGCAGCCATTTTTTAAATTTCTGTCGTATATTCCTATATCTGGGAATAGTTATTTCAATATATTTCAAATCTGAAAAGAAATGAAAATCAACCAAGCCGAAAGCCTTTTTAGTCCCTCAGAAGCCGATTTTTCATTTGATGAATGCGATGTTCTCATGGCCGATCAATCGTTCATGGGCGATGGTATTACACTTTTAAAAAAGAGAAAAAAACTTGAATTAATTGAAGCGGATAAAAAGGATACGCTGATAAATCTGCTGACCGGCAAGATAAGCAAGGATTCAACTCTTCACATCCTGTCAAATTGTTCCTTTGACGGATTCAGTTTCATTCCCGCACTACTTGAGTTATATGGCTCATTCGATTTATTCTACGGCAGCACCTGGACGATAAATCATTCGAAAATAAATCTACTTGCTAAATATGTCGAATCTGGACAGCTTGGGACCCTGTATTTCCTGTCAGATTCCAAATTTAAGAGCGCCGAGACCGCCCAATTTGCTACGCTGATGAAAGTCATTAATCAATTCGGCGGCAAATTAAGAGTATTTCAGAACCATTCGAAGATTACGCTCTTGAAAAATGATCAGCACAATTTTGTGATAGCCGGATCGGCGAATTATACAGCCAATCCCAGGGTGGAACAGTTCACTTTTGATGATTGCGAAGAATTATTCGAATTTTACGAGACGTGGTTTAAAAGATTGCTTGAGATTTAACAATGCCGAGATCAGGGAAAATAACAAAAATCGAGAAAGAGAAGCGCATTAATGAAGTTGGCTCGCTGCTTCTGATGGGCGCAAACCGGGCAAATATATTAAAATATGCAGAAAAAGAGGGCTGGAATGTTTCAGATCGCCAGGTTGATAACTACATCCGTGATTACAAGAATCGGTGTATCAGGATGCTTGAAGAAAATCTGGAGCGTGAAAGAGCCGTCCATATTCGGCGAAATGAGTTGCTATTTAACAAATCGTATAGTTTGGCTGATTACAAAACCTGCCTGCAGATCGACAAAAATATAGCCGATCTAAAAGGGTTGTATTTGCAAAAAGTTGAGCATTCCGGCGGCGTCAATGTGCAAATGACGCTGGCGGATTGGATAAAAAATATAAACGAGCAAAAGCATGCATGAATTCTATAGAAGATATAGAATTGCTGAATCAATGGCGGCAAGACTGGAACAAATTTGCACGGGACATACTCAATGTGCGATTAGATCGCAAACAGCGTAAAATTTTGTACGACATACAGGAGAATCGAAAAGTGAGCATAAGATCGGGACATTCCAGGGGCAAAGACTTTTTGTGTGCGGTTGCATCGCTCTGTTTTCTCTACCTGTTTTTTCCGTCCAAAGTTGTCAATACCGCACCTACAGGCCGGCAGGTTGTTTCAATTATGATGGCTGAAATATCCACGATTTACCGCAGCGCTAATGTGCCTCTGGGCGGCAAATTATTAAGTCAAAAGATCACATTTGAGGGGTACGAAGCGTGGTTTCTTGAGGCATTCAAGGCCGGCGATAAAGCAGTTGAAGCTTGGACCGGCTACCATTCGCCAAATATTATGGTATGCGTTACCGAGGCAAGCGGAATTCCGGATATTACATTTAACTCGATCGAAGGATTGCTAACCGGCAACAGCAAGCTCGTATTGGCCTATAATCCAAATTGGTCAATAGGATATGCATATCGCAGCAGCCGGTCAAAGTCTTTTGTGCATCACCGCCTGAATTGCCTGGAAACGGTCAATGTCCGGGCAAAGAAAATACTCATTCCGGGGCAGGTCGATTACCCCTGGGTTCGTGAAAAAGTAGACGATTGGTGCGAATTAATCGATGAGGAACAGTACAAGCAAGACCCATACGATTTCAAGTTCGAAGGTCAGTACTACAGGCCGGGAAATTTATTCCTTTCGAAGGTGCTTGGAGAGTTTCCGCGCGAATCTGAAGATGTACTCATTCCCCGCTCTTGGGTGGAGCTTGCATTCGAGCGATGGGAAAAGAGCAATGGTTTGTACGATCGCGAACCGCTTATACTGGGCGCCGATATCGCCGGCATGGGCAGGGATGCAACGTTATTCGCTCCACGCCGCGGCAAGAGATTTTACAGGCTCGAAAAAATGATGAAGCAGGATCACATGGTTACTGCCGGGAAGATCAAGCAGCGATTGCGGCATAAGAACGATGTCGCATTAATTGACACAATCGGAGAGGGCGCAGGTGTATATTCCCGTTTGGTTGAGCAAAATGTCCGGGTAATATCGGTTAAATATTCCGAATCCGCTATTTCGAAAACAGGCAAAGAATTAACAGATTATACCGGTGAATTTAAATTCATGAATATGCGGGCGTATTTGTATTGGGCGGTTCGGGATGCTCTTGATCCGCAGCACAATTACGGCCTGATGCTGCCGCCGGACGATGAATTGCTCGAAGAGTTAACAGAGGTCAAATTTTTGGTCAAATCAAATGGCAAAATAGCCATTGAGCCGAAAGAAGACATAAAAGAGCGGATTGGCCGCAGTCCTGATAAGTTTGATGCCATTGCAAATACATTTTATCCGCACGGTACCGGAATCGGAGAAGTTTACCGAATTAAAAAAACACGCATAGGTGCATATTAATGAATTTATTCGCCAATATATTTGCAAGTAAACCCAAGATCGCGAAGCCCGATCAAATGAAAATAAAGCCTTCTTCGCGTGATATTTACGACCGGTTATCCACATTTTCAGGGTCGCTTACGCCCGAAATTTTAGCATCAATTCTCTCAAGTGCGAATGCCGGCGACGTCAAAAAACAATATGATACATATCAATTAATAATTGAACGCGACGCCCACATTTCATCTGTAATTCATACACGGATATTGGCAGCGGCGGGGCTTGACTGGAGTGTTTCAGCAGCATCTGACGATGATGCTGATATAAATATTGCCGAATTCATAAAAGATCAATTAAATGATTTAAGGGATTTTGATTCAGCCCTGTCGCATCTATTAACAGCTATAGGCTATGGATTTGCGCCGGTTGAGATTGTTTGGGGTTCAAATGGCTCAAATAATATCATTCAGGAGCTTGTTGAATGGCGCCACCAGAAATTCACATTTTACAATTCGTTTGAGCCCCGACTAAGGACAGATTCGCAGGTTTATGCCGGAGAAGAATTAACACCCAATAAATGGATAATTCACAAGCCCGATTCGATTTCAGGACTTACAAATCGTGCCGGCCTGCTCAGAACATTGCTGTATGTGTACATGTTCAAATCATTCAGCCTCAAAGATTGGTCGATTTTTTGTGAAGTGTACGGGATGCCCGTCAGAGTGGGCAAATATCCGAGTACTGGAATTACCGAGGAAGACCGCAGTATCATGACAACGGCGTTACAATATTTAGGCTCTGATGCGATGGCATTGATTCCGGAAGACATGGCAATTGAGTTTGTTGAGGCTAAGCGATCGGGCGGCGGTCCATACAAAGAGTTCTTGGAATATCTTGATAAACAGGCATCAAAAGTTGCGCTTGGCCATACCGGATCGGCCGATTCGACACCTGGTAAACTGGGCTGTGAAAATACAGCTGATAATGTGCGCAAAGATTTGCTTGTTTCTGACGCCAAAGCTCTATCAAAGACAATACGCTGGCAATTGATAGCGCCCCTTGTATATTATAATTTTGGATCAGATGCGCTCGTTCCCGAATTTAACATGGATTATGAGACAGCCCCGGATTTGAACAAAGAGGTGGAGAAGGACGAAAAACTATTCAAGGGCATCGGGCTGCCGGTTGCAAAAGATTATTTATATGAAAAATATGATATTCCAGTTCCCCAGGAAGATGAAGAATTGCTCGAAATTCCGAATAGCGGCGGAAATGGCCAGCAGGGTGATGAGCCGTCTATACCGCCGGAAATCGAGGCGAAACAGAAAGTTGCTGATTATCTTGCATTTAAATTAAATATTAAAAAAAAAGATTAAATGTCATTGAATGCTCCAATTATTTGGGAGCTAAATACGATAAAGCGGCGATTGAAACATCATTAATATTTGCAGATTGGTTCACGGAGATTTCGAATAAATTCAAAGATGCGTCAGATTTTGAAACAATTGAACGGATTCTTGTAGATGAGAAAATTGGATTAAAGCATTTAAACGATTTTGGGAGCTATCTTGAAAAACATTTGCAGGAAATATACCAGTTTGGCAGGCAGGCTGTGAATCCAAATGCCAAGCCGCTTGAATTTTCGGCGAAACCGGCTGTGGACATTGCGTTCGACCTGACACCGGTTAACATATTAGCATTTTTAAAGAATCAATCGTTTGTAGTGGCACATATAAGCCAGGAAAAAGTTTTGTCGAGGATGCGCGAATTTCTTGAAAATAGCATCGAATCAGGAATGACATATGAAGAATTTGCACGAAATACATATACGATGTTCGAGGCTACTGGAACGCTGCCGATCAAACCGTTTCATTTGCAGACTGTTTATGTTCAGAATTCTCAAAATGTGTACCAAGCCGGCAAGCTTGCGGAACTTCGCGAGCCAGAGATGCAGGAAATGTTCCCGGTTTGGGAATATGTCACAATCGGCGATGGGCACGTCAGGCCGAATCATGCAGCTATGCATGGTTTTAGAGCCCCATCAAATGATCCGGTCTGGAATACATGGTATCCGCCGAATGGCTATAATTGCAGATGTGATGTAGAGCCGGTTTCTGAGGCTGAGATCAGGCGGGAGCCGAGGCTTGGAGAGCCGTCAAAAGAGCGCGGAATAAGGCCTGATGAAAATTTTGAAACACGCTGGGAAGAAAAATAATGTCGGTTAAAATACCAACAGACCCAAATAGCAAGCGGCCTGTACAGCCGGACAAAGGATTCAGGACAAATCCGACGCGAACCGTGAGAGATTTTGACAATTGGGCGCGAAGCAATATCTCATACCGCAAAGTAAGCAACCGGTATGATTTGCCAAGCTGGGATGATCGCAGAGCCTATGCTGTGGATATTTCATTGACCGATACGATAAGGCAGCTTATGACGATTCATTCCGATGAGTCCTGGGGATATTTCACAAATGGCGATCCGGTGGTGATACGAATAAATAAATTTGCAGACCGGGAAACCGGAAATATTGTATTTTATAAGCTCAAAGAAGTGAATGGGAAATTTCATTCATTAAATCGGACAAGCAACCCGAATAAGGAGCGATTCGGCGTACCGCTTGAAATAAATTGAGGGATAGACAATGAAACGCAATTATTTAATCGGATTTCGGCAGATTGAATTTGCAGAGACAGGCAAAGTTCCTACGCAAATTCACATTGTTCCGGTCGGTTCTTTCAATCATGAGATTTATGGGGCATTCACAATTGATGATGCTGCTCTCGATGATATAATTAAAAACTTCAACAATGAAGAAAATGATTTGGTTATTGATTTTGAGCATCAATCAATAAGCGGCGAAAAAGCCCCCGCGGCCGGGTGGATTAAAAAACTTACGAAAAAATCCGATGGTATTTGGGCGACCAAAATTGAATGGGTTGGAGATACGGAAGATTTAATCGAAAACAAAGAATACCGGTATATTTCCCCTGTTCTTGATTTTAATTCAACCGATAACGAGACCGGGAATGGTATCGGCGTCCGCCTGCATTCTGTCGCACTTACGAATACACCCTGGTTCGATGGTATGCAGCCGCTTGCAGCGAAAGATGGATTCAGTTTCATGGCATCAATAAATAATGCATTCAATAATAACACGGAGGACAGCATGATCATTAAATTACGTAAAATTCTCAATCTCAAGAATGATGCCTCTGAAGATAAAGTTCTTGAAGCTGTTGAGAAACTCTCAAAAGATAAACCGGAAGATTTTTCGGGCATCTTTAAGGAGCTTGGCCTTGAGGAAGATTCGAAGCCGGAAGATGTGATTGCGGCTTTTAAATCGCTCAAGAAAACGGCGGAAAAACCGCCTGAAAATGAGTATGTTCCGATTGCGAAGTTTAAAGCGATTGAAGCCTCGCTCAATACTCTGCAAAAGGAATTGGCCGATAACAAGGCTACCGCAGCTGTTGAATCTGCATTGTCGGCCGGGAAAATTACCGCCGCTCAAAAAGAGTGGGCGCATGAATATGCGCTAAAAGACATGAATGGATTTAAGATGTTTGTAGAAAAATCTCCGGTAATTGTTCCCATGAGTCAGAGCGAACAGGGCGGAGCGGAAAAAGAATCTGAAACATCGAAATTCAGCGAGCTTGTCGGCAAGGAAATTCAGGCAAACAAAGAATTATCTTATAGCGAAGCCGCCAGGATCGTTGCAAAGAAGAATCCTGAATTAGCTTCTGAAGTCGTCTCTTTAGCGCAGTTTAATGCGCGCTATGCCGGTCTGGATTTGGGAAGATAACAAGTATTTAAATAAATAATTGGAGGTATGAAATGGCAATTGAATACACGGGAATAGACGTTGGATTTCTCGCAAATGAAGATTTGTCGAGCGATAAATTCCGCTTTGTTCGGCTAACAAACGGAAAAGTCGAACGTCCGAATGCCGCAAACGACAAGATTCTTGGCGTATTGCAAAATGATCCTGCCGAGGGCGAAATGGCAGCGGTCAGAATAAGCGGTGTTTCCAAAGTTGTCGCCGCAGACGCTGTCGCCGTAGATGCATGGGTTACAGCAGAGTACAATTCGGCAAGTGATGCCGGCAAAGCCCTGACCACTACGACCGATAAGGATGTTGTAAGCGGCCAATGTATCGTCGCGGCGGGCGCGGAAGATGATCTTTGTTCAATTATTGTAACAAGGTTCACTCTATCCGCAAGCTAAAATAGTATAAAATAAATAAATGGAGGTTATTCATGCCAAATTTACGAAAATTTGCGCAGCCGACGCATTCTGAAATGCATCAAGATGCCGTAATGACCGGCATTTCGATTGCTTATAAAAATCCTGAGTATGTTGCAGATAGGATTTTTCCCATAGTCCCCGTTAAAAAGGATTCGGATATTTATTATATATACAAAAAGGGGCCGTGGTTTCGCAACGATGCAGGTCATCGCGCGCCTGGTGCAAATGCGCCGGAAAGTGGGTATAGTCTGGAAACGGGCACATATGCATGCACCGAAGTCGCGCTCAAGAAAAAAGTGCCCGATGAAGATCGGCAGAATTGCGATAGTCCGCTCGATCCCGATATTGACGCAACAGAATTTGTGACAAATGCCGTTACGCTGGCACGCGAGATAAAGGTCGCCGAAATAATCAAAGCTTGGACAGCAGGCGAAGATGCAGCCGGGCTGTGGGCTCCGGCAGGCAGTACAAATACGTTCCTGCAGGATATCAGGACAGGCAAAGAAGCAATTAGAGATGCAATCGGGCGCTATCCCAACCGTCTTTTAATCGATTGCAAAACGTATGAAGCTCTGAAATTCGTAGATGAATTACAGGATATGATAAAATACACCCAGCGCGGCGTATTCACGCGGGAACTCATTGCTTCAGTATGTGAACTTGATGAAGTCGTTGTCGGCAAGGCCTTATATTCTGACGCCGAAGAAACTGCTGCCGGAGATGATTTCAATGCCGTCGATATTTGGGATGTCAATGCGACAAAGGGGCTTGGATTTCTTTATTACGCTCCAAGTTCGCCGTCACTTCGAACGCTTGCTGCCGGGTATATCATTCGATCATCTGATTTTGTGATAAATCGTTATCGCGATGAAGGTGCGCATTCGGATTATATTGAGTGCAGTGAAAAATATGCCATTGAAAAAGTCGCCGATGGCTGCGGATATTTATTTACCGATACCTATTTGACTTAATATTTAAGGATTTAACCAGCAAATAGGGAGGCGGCATGGCTTATTGTACACAAACCGATATCCAGTATCGTTTAACGGCTGAAGATGTGGAGGAGCTTGCAGATGATACCGGCAGCGATCCAAGCACTGTAATCTCAATCCGGATAGATGATGCTATCGCCTGGGCTGATTCAATAATTGATGGATACTGCGGCCAAAAATACGCTGTTCCATTTTCAACCGTCCCGGATCGTATAAAATATTTATCCGTGGATATAGCCATATACCGCCTGTTTTCCCGCCGCGCATCGCTCGAATTACCCGAAAATGTGGTTGAGAATTATAAATCAGCTATAACCTTGTTAAAGGATATTGCCAAAGGATTATTTACATTGAGCGATCCTGAGCCGGCAAGTAATTCAGACAAGGTCGGCACAACCACAGTTTCGACGACGACGCGGACATTTGACCGGGATGGATTGAATGATTTAATATAAGGAGTTTTTGAGATGCCATTTAACAAAAAAACCGGCAAATATGAAAAATGTAAGCCATTCGAAGTTATTTATAGGGATAAATCGCCGATAACAGCGCGAAAGATCGATAAGGCCGAAATGGTGCGCGTTACAAATATTAAGGGGCAATTAATCGCCCAGCCCGGCCAATATTTGATTGATTACGGCAGCGGCATTACGGAATTGCTTCCTGAAGATGTTTTCAATGAGAAATTCAAAGCTGTGGCCAAAGAGAAATCAGCAAAGGCTAAAAAATAATGGCCGGCAAAGAAAAATTGGGTACACTGCTCAGAAAAATGAGCGAACGCAGCAAGAAAAAGCTAACTGCGAATAAAGCAGTCGCTCAGATATTGCTCAAATCGATTCGAAAGAACTTCCGGGAAGGCGGGAGGCCAAAGAAGTGGAAACCGTCTTCCAGAGTGGGAAGCGGGCATAAAACCTTGATCGGCACATCATTGTTGATGAAAAGTATTCAATCATTTGCCAATACGAAATTTGCAAGAATTAGCACAAACAAAATCTATGCCCCGATTCATCATTACGGCGGAATAATTAGACCTAAGAACGCAAAGAAATTAACTATCCCGATCGGTCTGACAAAGAATGAGCGAAGAAGGGGAATGAAGGCGCGTGATTTTGAAAATACGTTTGTAAGAAAATCGAAGGCTGGAAATTTGTTGATATTTCAAATACAGGAAACGAAAATCAGGCCGCTATTTTTGCTGGTGGATAAAGTAAAAATTCCAAAACGGCCATTTATGATGTGGCAAAAACAGGATGTTGAAGACGCAAAAGAGATATATGCGAACTGGCTGCTTAAGGGCACGGTAAAATGAGCGAAATCCGAACAAAAGAAGACGCAATTATTAAGGCGCTGAAAACATCAGAGGCGCTGTCACATATACGCAAGCGATCAATCACTTCATTTAATGGCGAGACAGAAGATGCGATTTTACAAAATATTTCCCGGCTGCCGATGTTGTTTGTCCATTTTCGGGGGATCGAACTTGTGACTGAAGTCGATATGGGCGGCAGAGAATCTGTCTGGAACGAATACAGCTGGGAGATTGCAATTTTAACGAAGCATTTCAGGAGCGAATCCGACGCCCGGCGAAATCGCGACGGGGCTTATGAGATTATCGACGATGTGCGGACTGCTATTGATGGGCAGCGAATGGGACTTGAATCGTGCTGTCCATTCGAAATAAATGAGATCAGTTTTGCAGGGAATATCAATAAACCATCTGTAGTATCTTATTCGATAGTTGGTTCATGGAGATTTTTAACCGATGTCGATGTATAAACGAGGCAAATAATGGGCTACGAAAAAATAACACGCAAATGGGGCGATGGATATACATATTACCAATTTCATTCTGCGCGGGATACGCTATATGAATCTGATGTCTTTGGAGATGGCACAAAGGCAACGGCGGATAGCGAGTTCATTAATGGTGAAGATTATTTAGATGATCGCGCTTTCGACGACGATGTAAATACATATTGGGGAAGTGCACTCACTGCTTTGCCGCACTGGATTATGTATGATCTGGGTTCTGGCAACGAAGTTGCATTAAATAAAATCCGGCTTAATATAGAGTCAATATCTGGATATGCATCAGTCAAGGCATTTCAGATTCTTGGCAGCAACACGGCGAGTCCAGCTGATCCCGATCCCAATCATGCAAATTGGACAAGTCTGGCAACGAAAGAGGCCGCAAATACGGGAGACGTTTGGCAGGATTTCACATTTACAAATACAGATACATACCGGCATTATGCAATTTACGTTACATCCTCGTGGCATCCATCAGACGAACAGGTGGTTATCAATGAAATCCAGGGCATGGAGACAAAATCCGAAGGCGAATGGACATTTGCGGAGATGCTTGCCAACCAGACGCTTGACTTCGGCGGCACCTCGGCGGCGGCTGAAATTACAGCCGAGATAGAAAACTTCACCGATGAAATTCAGCAGGAAGCTTTTCCCGTGCAAGTTGTAATGGTCGGCGGCAGAGCACAATTAAAACTGACCATCAGCACGGGCGGGGCAGCGATGCTTGGCATAATTGCCGGGCTGACAGGCGCGACTTCCGAAGACGATATATTGGGAACGGACGATCACGCAGATACGGTTGTTTTTGGTGTCCAGAATCTCGAAAATCTGTCAATATTGCATAAAGTCCCGAATCCGCATTACGCTTCAAGCGGCTATTACGATTATTTTTATGCTCCTAATTGCCAAATACAAGGCAATGTAACTTTGAAATTTCACAGAAAAGAAGTGCGGACAATGGAGCTTTTATTCAATGTTTCGCCATCAACGCAGGATGCAATGGCTCTATCAAACGGCAGCCATGCAGTATATAAATTTTATCATCAAAGTTCGACATAAACCGGAGGAAATAAATAATGGGTTACAGCAAAGTAACGCGTAAATGGGGCGATGGGTATACCTACTGGAAGGTGCACGCGACAACAGGCGACCAGGCCGGCTCTCCATTTGACGGCGAGTGGGATATTGAGACAATGGCCGCCTTGACCACGCCTGATTTTGGCGGCTATTCCGAAGGCGCTGAATTTCGGATTGAATGCGAAAATTTCAGCGATGAAATAACACAGGAATATTTTCCTGTTCAAAATCCAATTGTGGGCGCGGTGGGAGTTTTTGAAGTCACCATGTCGATGGGGTTGGCCACGAATCTTGCAATAGCAGCCGGGCTTTCTGCTGCAACTTCCGAATCGGATATTTTAGCAGCCGGGGACGATGCGGATACAGTTGTTTTTGGCGTTCGAGAGCCGGCAACATTCAGTCTGATTCACAAGGTTATAAATCCTCATGAAGCTGCTAATGGCTATTATGATTGGGTTTTTGCTCCGCGCTGCCAGGTGCAGGGCAATGTGACTTTGAAATTCAACAAGAAAGAGGTGCGTGTCGCGGTGGTAAGTTTCAATTTATTCCCATCACATCAGGACGGCACAACTTCCGGCTCGACAACTTCAGAGGATTTTCAATTGAGCAACGGCACTGGCGGAGTATTCAAGACTTACAACCAGACAGCTACATAATTGAGTTAACGGCAGGAGGAAAAATTGAGTAAAGAACAAGTGAAAAAATATAAAATTGCCGGGCAGGAATATGTCCAGGAAGAGCTATCATTCCGGCAGCTTAAAGATGTCTCAAATCTAATTGCAGAATGTATCGATTCTTTCGATGTAAAGGCGCTCGATGATATTAATGCGGCAAAAGTCGCAAAAGTGCTTGTCGAAAAGAGTATTGTTGAAAATGTGCTTAATATTCTGCTTAAGCCAGCAGATAATACATTTGAGAAGCCGGCTGATTTCACCGAACGACTGAACGATTTGAAAATGTCCGTAATTGCGGAGATTATATCAGATTTTTTCGTTTTAAACGAGAAATGGACGAGAACTTTTCTGAGCTCTTTGCTAGATCAGTTGAGCGACGCGAAAGACACAAATACTTAGACCGTGTCGCTATTCCATTTCTCGTATCAGATAACCCGCTTGATTACGAGCAGATACTTGATTTACCGTGCTGGTTGGTACTTGCATATGTGCTGGCAAAGAAAAGACAGAATGATATGATCGGCCAACAAATGAATATTAATAATTCCGGCGAAGAAGTCAGCCAGGAAAAGATGGATAATCTTGGCATTAGCGATTCCGAAGAAATCACAATCCCGATATCCAAAATAGGCGATTATTTGGACGATGGCAAAGACTAAATCCACATTAGAGATCATTGCGGAGCTTAAAACCGCCCTTGCAAATGAACAAATGAAGCGACTCGGCAAAAATACCGATAAGCAGACAAAGAAAATGAAGCAAGGATTTGCGGCTGTAAATACTAAGATTAATTCCATGCGCAAAAACCTGTTATCGGTAAAATCTGCCATCGGGGCAATTGTTGTGGGAGCCGGACTTAAAAAGCTTGGCGCCAGTTTTTTGCAGGCTGCCAATACAACCGAACAATTACAAGTACGGCTTCGTATATTGCTTGGATCCGTTGAAGAAGGCAATCGATTATTTAAATCAATGTCGGTGTATGCGAGTATGGTGCCATTTGAATTTGAAGAAATCATGGAATCGGCGACCATGTTAGCTGGAATTATGAAGGGAGGCGTTAATGAAGTCAGCTTGTGGATCCCCTTAATCGGCGATTTGGCTGCCGCTACCGGTTTGGGGATTTTAGAAACTACCGAACAAGTACAAAGGATGTTGTCGGCGGGAGCCGCGTCGGCCATCAGATTCCGCCAACTTGGTGTATTGGCGATGTTAGGTTTTAAGGCCGGCGTATCATATTCAGCGGAAGAAACCAGAAAAGTATTATTCCATGAGTGGAGAAAGGCTGATTCACAATTTCGCGGCTCAACAGCGGCGCTTGCCGATACTTGGGAAGGAATGTTGTCAATGCTTGCGGATAAATGGTTCAAATTTCGTAATAAAGTGATGAATTCCGGGTTATTCGAATATCTAAAAACAAAATTAACAGAAATTAACATATTATTCGATGCAAATATGGATAATATAGTAAATGAAATTATGCGAATTGCATCGATATTGAGGTCTTTGTGGAACACGTTTACTGAGTTGCCAGAAGAGATTCAAAAAATAGGTATAATTGGAGCTATTCTTTTTGGAAAGAAAATCGGGATGTTATTTACAGCATTCATAACAATAAAAAGCGGGGTTATTGATCTCAAAAATACGTGGCTAAAATTTGAAATATGGCTTACAAAATTTTGGATAAGAGCATTTCCTAAAGGGCATTGGAAGCAGATCGAACTCAAGAAAGAATTGGCCGAGTTGTTAGCGATGCAAAAGGAGATACAACAGAATGCCAAAGGCGTTGGCGAAGATGTCTGGATTGATGTCAAGGGCGGCGCACCTAAAAAAGCAGAGGATGTATATGCACCGCCACCGGAAAAAATCAAGCCGCGTTTCGACAAAATCAAAGAGTTGGCGGCTGAAACGCATGATAGAATTGATATGGGAATGCAAAAATGGGCGGAAGGTTGGTTTCATATTGGCGATTTAATTTCCAGCGTATTTGTTCAGGCCGCCAATTCTGCGGACAGCTTTTTTGTAATCGTAGTTGAGGGATTTAAGCGGATGCTTACTCAAATGGCGATTGAGCTTGCGGCTAAAGCGGCGGTTCTTGCATTTTTGAATATAAAGACGGGCGGGGTATTCGGCGGCGGCGGCGGATTGTTCGGAGGGATTGGTGATATATTCAAATCAACTCTTGGTTTTAAAGTTGCAAGTGCAGGGGCGACCAATTATAACCTGACATTTAATAATCAGTTCGGCGGCAATTTTGATCAGCAATATGTACGCAATAATTTAATTCCACAACTAAGACAGGCGCAACGAAGTGGACTTTTGTAGATTTAGAAAAGAGGATGATTCTTCTCCGGTCACGCTCGATTTGATGGAGTATGCAACCAATGGCGCGGCTCAGGCGGCTTATGTAACAACCGATTCGTATCAAATTCAATCTTATAGTGAATCAACTATTGTAAATCAGGGAACATACTCATTGAGATTGACCGGGATTATAATAAGTACAATTGACGTTGAATCAGTAAGCCGAACGGGATTATCGATCAATATTTCCGCTGAATCAATATTATCATTTGCAACCTATTCAGCAATTTCGGGGACTTATTTCCAATTAAAATTGCATGATTCTGGCGCTGGAGTAGTTGTAACAATTCCGCTTACAACCCAGGACGATGAAATAAACGAATGGAAACAATGGAGTCATGATTTATCGCAATATAGTAATGCTAATCTTGATGTAATTGATGTGATTCAAATTGAGCATTTGATAACATGGGCTGGATTAGGTAGTTCACAGACAATTTACATCGATAATATGCGGGCACGCACCGATACGCAGGTAACCA